AACTCGTCTTTAGTTTCCCGCTCATGTTCCTCAAGTTTCTGCGCCGTGGTAGGTAGGTTCTGATTCAGTTTCTCAAGCTGCGAACGCATCTCCATGACCAGCGCGTACACATCACGCAACGTGACACGCATTGACGGTTCCTGCTCGGTCATTTCATCAACCCTCGATTCAGTTGCCGTTGCAGTTCGGATATCGTTTGCCTACCCCAAACCCCATCAGCCTTCACACCGAGCTTCTCTTGGACAGCGCGACGGGTTTGCACCCCCAGAACACCGTCAACCTTAGCCCCAGACCATGCCTGAACGGCCCTGTACGTCATCACACCGGGCCTACCGTCTGGCACACCCTTATAGTGGCCGGTAGCTTTCAAAGCCGTCTGAAACGCCTTCCAGGTCTTCCTACCTATGCGCCCGTCAACTTTCAACGGTGGCGGCGCAACACTAGGCGCACCAATCAGGAACGGTACCGGGTCAACAGTGTCACCCCAGCGCCTTGACTTTCTGACTTCCCAATGAAGATGAGGGCCGGTACTGTCACCCGTGTTTCCTGAGTGTGCTATCACCTCGCCGGCTTCAAACCGTGACCCCTTGAGCAGATGCGATGGTTTCGATAAGTGATAATAAACACTGAACACGTCAGCTGCGTGCTTCACAATTAGGGTAAAGCCACCTGAGCCGCCGCTGCCCTTATGCACAACAACCCCGTCGGCGGGGGCTGTTAGTGGTGTGCCGTTCGGTAGTGCTACGTCAACGCCGTGATGAAATTTGCGCTTGCCCGTAATGGGGTGTCGCCTCCACCCGTAGGGGCTTTTAGCGTTGATGTTATACCCTTCAGGCCAGGGCTGTCGTAACCGCATGAGTTACACCTGCACTAAATCACAGAAGTGTGAACCACAATCAACACCGCAGCCGGCGGTCTGGCAGTCGTGCGGGGTTGTGCAATAGGGGCAGCTACGCTGTGTCATCTTCCACCGCTACCCAATCCCCAGCATCTTCGTCCCAAGTGTACACACCGCCATCTGCCGGATACTCAACCGGCGCAACCCATAGGCAAGTGTCCTCATCCAAAACCCACGACTCAAAAGGCTTAGGAGGAATAAACGCGTCCCGTTCCTCATCGTAAGTGAAACCAATACCGGCATAGTTGAATCTCAGCGCTTTGGTTTGGTCCTCACTAGGCACCCCATCGGTGTAGTGGACACCGCCCCTAGTGTTGTAAGACGTCTGCTTGTAGACATCGCCGGTGCGTGCGGTCAGTTCCGCTTCCAAACCGTCATCTTCCTGCCTGCCTACGGTCACGAAGGTCACAATGTTGTTTTCGTCTAGTTTCGCAAAGTGGCTCATGAGATAGTCACCGTTTCTGAAGTCGTGCTTGTAGCAGTGACCGTAACAATTTTATGGGTTGCCGTAGTCACCGTGGATTGTGTGACACCGGCGGAGAATGAAAGGCTTGCAGATTTTATAATTTTGAAGATAACAACACCGGAGCCACCTGCTCCCCCGCTTGTGGGATTGTTGTAAGTCTGCTGACCTGCGCCACCACCTCCACCGCCCGTGTTAGTTGAGCCAGCGGTTCCCGCCCCCGTTTGGAGTACGCCGTCACCTCCACCGTCAGTTCCGACACCTGCCGCCTGACCACCAGAAGCACCACCACCTCCAGCACGCCCAACTGCTGAACCCGTAATAGATGATGTTACGCCGTCACCTCCGTCACCCCCAAAGCCTGCCCCGTCAGTGGAGCCGTCTTCACCAATCGACCCTGCGCCTCCACCGCCACCTCCAGCGGTATTATTATTTGCCAAGTTCTGGTCTGAGTCACCACCCGCGAAACCCTGAAGAACTGAACCCTGACCACCGTTCCCTGAGCTTTGATAGGTTCCCGCACCACCACCTGACCCCCCAGCCGTAGCCGCATCATCGTATGTACCCCCACCTCCCCCACCCGTGGAAGTTACAAGATTGAAAACAGAATTACTACCCAAAGAACCCCCAGTGTTGCGGTTAGGACCCCCCGCACCACCAGCCCCAACCGTAACCGTATAAGTTCCAGGAGCCAAAGTTAAAGCCGACTCAGCCAAAGCCCCACCACCAGAAGGCTCACCGGCAACATTGGAGCGATACCCCCCAGCCCCACCACCACCCGCACGAGTGTTGTTCCCTGACGCCCCACCGCCACCGCCCCCACCAGCAACCACAACATACTCAGTTGGAAAGGGCGGGCCATAGAAACCAAAGCCCATACGGTTATCTTTCTGAAAGTCCCCAATAGAACTTTTAGACATTCGAGTAACAGCCATTAGTAGTTACCCCCTTTAGACGGTTACTTCAGCACCGAAAGCGTTGAACGACAACTCCGAAGCAGTACCGGAAGCGGCAACTGAGAGAACATCAGTCGCGGCCATAGTAATACCTAGGGTGAGCGTGGTGCTGTCGTTAGCGGCCACCGGAACGTCGTAGGCGAGATAGTGCTTATCAGAAATGGCGTCACCATCAGTGCGCAACGCTAGCCGGAACGTGTCAGCAGCGCTTGCACGGTTAGCGATAATCACAGTACTCAAAACCGTTTCAGTACTAGCCGGGCAAGTGTATANCGTTGTCAGAGATGAGCTAGTCAAGTCAAGCTGACCCAGTGTTTTATAGTTCGTAGCCAACCTACGCTCCCATCAGTAAGAAATTAGTTTCAAAGCCGCCGCCACCCGCGCTGAAAGCGACCCAGGATGCGCCTGTGTGTAATATTCTAGCGCGTCAGTATCTTTGAGGTACGAGAACATTCCCTCAGTAGGTGTACCAATCGCTGAACCACGAGCAGCCGTACTCGCAAAAACCATCACGGTCTGCTGCATCAAATACGTGTCAACGTCAACGGCTGTGAGTACCTCACCTGCCTGAAAATCTTTGAAGCCGGCACCTGCCATGTTGTTACTCCTTAGAAGGCCAAAGCGTTAGAACCTAGTTTACCGAACACCGCGTCATCCAATACCAAGAACGTAAAGTCTAACGCAGCCACACCAATCACAACGTCGTGACGTGTTTCCTCCACCACATTATCAATTCGGATAACTTGCCCGTACTGTTCAATCGGTGTGCCTATATCGTTAGGCGTGAATTTGATAAGAATAACGTCGCCGATTTCCATAGCGAGAACAGTTGCCTTATTACCGGCACCCATAGTGTCAAGGTTCATGGATATAGCATCAAAACGATATTCAGGGTCAGCGTATTTGCTGACAATAAAGTCGGCCAGGTTATCGAGCTGCGCTTGACTGTTGACCAGTGTGTCAATACTTTCAGCACTCACCCCATACGCGGTACGGCTGCGCTGATTGTTAGCAATACCTGTGCCGGCTGCTGAGGTAACAACGGCGCTGTTCACTAGCAGCTCGGTACCGTAGTTGACGGCAACACCCGTGAACGGGATACCCGTACCGTCATCAGCGAACGTAATCAGGCTGTCAGTTGTCGGGGTGGCGTCAAGCCTGCTCAAAAACGTCAGCACACCCATACGTGAAATGAATAGTTGCCCCTGTTCGCTCGCCTCAACAGTGTGCAAATAGTCAAGGGCGTTACCCTCAATCAGGTCGGTGCCCAAAATTGACTCGCCCTCACTGATATTGCGTCGGTCAACCGGCCAATCAACTGAAGCCATATCCAACACCGCACTCACACGCGCCCCAGAATCCTGCGTGCTAGCAACCTGCGTAGTCGTGAGCTGCCTAGCCAACAACGTAAACTCATCAGATGCCTGAATAACCGCGTTGCTTTCACCCGTAGGGTCATACTCGAAGTTCCAGTCATCAGTGATACCCGTAAACACCCGCACGCCGTCAGTGGTGACCCGTATTTCACGTCTAGGTATAACGAGGCTGCTGAACTGAGCTGCGGGGTACTGAGGGTCAAATGCTCGCGTTTCGTTATTCAAAACCACAGAACACGTGCCAGCGTCAAACCTGTCTAGTTCACGGTTCTTGCCACGCGCTATACCTACCGTGCGCACGAACGCTGACACGTCAGTAAACACCACACCGCCGAGCGTATAAACCGTGTTATCTAGCACACCCGCTATCGGGTCGTCAAGGATAAAACCCTCAACGTCACCAACCTCAACAATGGTAGCCATTACGCCCTCGCAAATACCGGGCCGGAGATACGTTCGTATCGGCGTATCTCTTTGACAATCTGTTCACCAATACGTGTCCCGTCAGCG